GAGGTGGGCTTGTTTACGGACAATGTGAGCCTGTTCAAAGCCATTGAGGGCAATATGCTCGTCAACACGGCAGGCGTTACAGGCATGAACCACACGCCAACCAGCGGCCATGTGAGCGGCACTTGGACGGCAAGCGGTGCAGCATCAAGCGGGTATGTTTACGGGGTTGTGGATGCGGCGGGGTTCACGGACATCCTGAACCAAGGCGGCGGTTGGTTCCAAGCCCCGTGGTGGAGGCTCGGTCCAAGCATCTATGTCAAGAAGATGGTGGACTTGATATTCACGGAGGCGGGGTTTCGCTATTCCAGCACATTCTTCAACTCGGCACTATTCAACAAGTTGGTGATGCCTTATGCAGCGGGGACGATGCCGATAAACCTGTCGGGGTCCAACATCCTTGCTCAAAGCACGGGGAACACCAATATATTTTTGCTTACAAACTATACACTCAATTTTCCTAAAGACACCCCTGCACCGTTTTACGACAACCCAGGATACTGGGTCGCATCGTCCAGCACCTTTGTCGCACCTGCGACCGATACAAGATGGAATGTTGACATCAATTTTACCTTAAGCGGGTCGTTTGTGTCGCCAGGTGGGCAACATCGTTTTGTGTGTAGTATGTCGGTAAGGAATTTGACTGCTGGTACTGATAATGCGGTAATTGGAAATTTTGATGTAGTAAATAACCAAGCCACAAAAATTACCTTTGAGAATATCACTATACCAGCAAACACTACCGCAAACATTGGGTTTCGTGTTGAGGACATAAGGAGCGGAGTAACTCAACCCTATACGCTTTTATCGGGCGCAACAGTTCAATGGACCTGTCTAGAAAACCCATCCAATATCGGGGTGCTGGATATGCGGACGGCCTTGCCTGCCGATGTCAAGCAGAGCGACCTCCTGCAAGATTTGCAGAAGATGTTCAACCTCCAGTTCATGCCCGACCCACAAGACCCGAAACTGCTTTATATTGAACCTTGGAAGGATTTTTATTCCAGCGGGTCGGTGGTGGATTGGTCGCAAAAGTCGGATGAGAACGCCGAGCAGAACCTCACCAATGGCGACCCCAACGCCTATACCAATATCATCTTCAAGTACAAGGACATGGGTGATTACCTGTCCAAAACCTATAAACAATCCTACCCGCTTGCAAGGGAAGGCTACGGGGGGCGAATCTTCAACACGGGTAACTTTTACGGCAAGGGGGACAAGGTGGTGGAAACCCTGTGCGGCACTCTTATACCCGCATCTTTCAGCACGGACAAAATCGTCGGCAGAACTTGGGACATTGACGGAACCCTTGCAAGCGGAACCATCAAAGCCCTGCAGACGGGCTACCGATTGGCGCAGTACAACCTCATTGAGGGGCAGACCGAATGGGCCTACCAATACGGGGTCAGCGGGAACACGGCCCTATCCGTGGGTATCCTCAAGATGCCCTTCGTGTCCCACATTGACAACCCCTACGCCCCGAATGTGGACCTCACCTTCGGGCAGCCTCGCTTGGTGTACTACAACGCCGTGAACGCAAGCGGGTCGCCGTACGCCTACACCAATAACAACCTCTACAACACCTACTGGCTAAACTACATCAACGAAACGGTCAGTCAGGAAGCCTTGCAGTTGGAACTCACGATGTTGCTATCCTCCGTGGACATCTACCAACTGGACTTCCGCAAGCCCGTGTACTACGGCGGCATCCGTTGGCGACTGCTGGAGATTCGGGACTATTTGGTAGGGCAGATGAAGCCGTGCCGTGTCACGCTCCGACGCATCCTCAACCTGACCGACTTTGCGGCAACCACGACCACACCGATTGCAAGCGACCCCGAATTCTTGTTCAACGGCCCGATTGACCCCGACCCTGTGGACCCAGGGTATGAACCCCCCATTAACCCCGAACTACCCTCCGAAGGCTAAGATATGGCAGATGTAACTAAAGAAATTGCACTTGAGGTAAGCCTCAAGGATAGCACAAGTGCAGGAACGCAAAGCGCAAAGCAGCGTCTGCGTGAAATGCAGAAAGAACTGATTGCAATGGCCGAAGCAGGCCAGCAAGGAACCGACGCATTCAGGCGGTTGGAACAGGCGGCAGGGGAACTCAAGGATGAGATTGGCGATGTAAATCAACGCATTAAAAACCTCGCATCCGACACCAAAAGGATTGACGCTTTTGTTGGTGCGGTGCAGGGCATAGCAGCAGGCTTCCAAATCGCTCAAGGAGCGGCGGCATTGTTCGGGGATGAGAATGAGGACTTGCAAAAGGCAATGCTCAAGGTGCAGGGGGCAATAGCCCTGGCCAACGGTGTTCAGCAAGTGGCGAATCTTTTGCAGAAGGAATCGTCGGTAATGATGGGGCTGAATACCCTTGCAACAAAAGCCTACGCCACGGTCGTAGGTGATGCAACTGAAAAAACGAGGTTGTTTAGGCTTGCCCTTGCGGGATTGGGTCTTGCGGGAATCTTGGTCGTGCTTGGCTTGATTGCCGAAGCAATGGGCTTTTTTAACAAAGTGACGGAAGAGGCTACAAGTTCGCAAAAGGACTTGAAACGCTCCTTGGAAGATACTGCTGGAACACTTGAGTACTATGAGCGCAAACTCAAGGCCAACGGAGCAACCGAGGCAGACCTTGCCAAAATCCGCAGGAAGGCACTTGAAGCAGAAAAGGCTGAACTTGACCGCAAATTGCAGGAAGATGTCGCTCGCTTTGGGGTCAAAAATGATAAGTACCAAACGGCTTTGCGCCAAGAGATTGAGTTGCTTGACATCAAAATCAAGGAAGAATCCAAGATAATTAACCAAGCGGCAAGCACTCTATCAGCAGCAGAAAAGTCAAGAAGGGACAAAGCCATTGCTGACCGCAAAACAGAACAAGAGCGAACGAAGGCTATTGAAATTGAGGGATATTACGAGCGTCTTGAATTACAAAAGCAATTTGCAGCAGAGTACGAAGCATCCATAATTGCGGGAATGCGAAAGGAAGCGGCTGCAAGAATGCAGTATGCGGCTTTGGAGAATGCAAGGGATAAGTCATCAAAGGCAGGCCAACTCCAGCGTGAGGCTGACTTGCGGCAAGCCCAACAACAAATGGCCGACCAATCGTTCTCTATCATTGGCGACATCATCACGGCAACGGCAGGGCAGAGTGAGGCAGCACAACGGAAGGCGTTTAACATAGCCAAGGCGGCAAGCATCGCTCAAGCCATCGTCAACACCTACCTCGCCGCAAATGCGGCATTAGCAATGGACCCTCTCAAGGAAGTGTTCCCAGGTCAGCGATTCGTGCAGGCAGCACTTACGATAGCGTCAGGTCTTGCAAATGTGGCCAAGATTAGGTCAACCCAATTTCAAGGCGGTGGAGGTGGCGGTTCTGCCCCATCCCCTGCCGCTGGCAATGCGACTATGACCCCGCCTCCAACCTTTACAAGCCCTCAAACGACCAACCTCGGAACGGGCGACCTGTCATCGGGTCAAGGGCAAGGTCAGCAGAACCAACCCATGCGGGCCTATGTCGTGGAGCGGGACATCCAGCAGACGACCAGCAGGGTGCGCCGCTTGTCCGAATTTGCAACATTAGGCTAACCCCTACATCTACCACCATGGAACTTCCCGTGTACCGAATGACCGTGGATGAGGTGGACGAAGGCGTGCAGTTTGTCGCCCTCGTTGATATGCCTGCGATTGAAAAACCCTTCCAAGCCTTCGCCAAGACCCCGCAACGCTTCGCCGAAACGGGAGAACGCAGGGTGCTGACGGGACCGCTCATGCTGGCAGATACTCCCATCTACCGCAAGGACGACACCTACGGGGAGTATTATGTCGTTTTTGACAAAGCGACNATCCGCAAAATTGTCCAGAAGTACTTCAAGCAAGGCAACCAGCACAATGTGAACGCTTACCACAACGCCGAACTTGACGGGGTGTTCATGTTTGAATCCTACATCACCGACGCAGAGCGGGGCATCCTTCCCCCCAAAGGCTACGAGGACACCCCCGACGGCTCTTGGTTCGGGTCCTTCAAAGTGGAGAACGACGAGGTGTGGGAGAACCGTCACGCCTTCAAAGGTTTCTCCGTGGAGGGCTTGTTCGGGATGAAGAACACGGGGACCGAACTTGAGGTCGCACTTGCGGGCCTCGCAGACGACTTAACCGCTTTTTTGCAACATATCAACCCAACCTACAAATCCCAATAACATGAACCTGAAATCAGCCATTGAAACCCTGCGGACCGAACTCCGCAAGTTCACAACCCAAAAGCAAGCCTTCGCCGACTACAAGTTGGTAGATGGTACGGTCATCCGTGTGGACGGCGACCTCGTTGCTGGAACTCCCGTGTATGTCATCACCGAAGATGAAACCCTTCCCGCTCCCGACGGCGAACATCAAGTCGAAGGCGTTGGTGTCGTCAAGACCGAAGGCGGCAAAATCACCGAAGTGGTTGTCGCCGAAGCCCCTGCTCCTGCTGAAGAAGTAGAGGTCGCTGCCGAGATAACCCCCGAAGTTGCAGGTGAAGTGGTGAGTGAAATCGCCGAAGGCTACCCATTGGTGGACCCCGCCATGGTGGAAGAAATCGTCAAGAAGCACCTCGTAAGCATCATGGAGGAATTGAAGGCCGCCTACACCGAGATGGGCAAGATGAAGGACAAGATGGCCGCATTTGCAAGCCAAATGGAAACCATGACCGACATCGTTGAGAAGGTCGCCGAACTTCCATCCGAAGCCCCCAAGCCTACCGCCTCCGCTATCGTGGAGCAACGGAAGGCATCTGCCCAGCAGAACTTCAACGCACTCGCCCAAACTATTCAAAACCTCAAAAAATCCAAATAAACTTTAACCCCAAAAACAAAAAGCCATGGCATTTTCATTAGCATCGCTAACCGCTTACACCGACCAGGAGCGGTTGCCCCTCATCACCAAGGCCGTATTCTCGGCCCGCACCGCATCTTTGTTCACCAAGCAGGTGGGCATCAAGTCGGCTGCTACCCTCAACCTCATGGACACCGATGCGGCCTTCCAATCAGGAACGGCTTGCGGTTGGAATGTCGCAGGTGCCGCTTCGGGTACAACCACATTCAGCCAGCGCACCATCACCGTCGCTCCCTTGAAAATCCAAGAGGCTCTTTGCCCTCGTTCATTGGAACAATACTGGATGCAGACGCAGTTGACCCAAGGCTCTACCTACGATGGAGTTCCATTTGAACAAGCCTACGCCGAGCAGAAAGCCCTCCGCATCGCCGAGGCTTTGGAGAACGCCATTTGGTCAGGTTCCACCTTGGTAACTGGTTTACTGACAATCTTGAACGCTGCATCGGGTTCAACCGTATCGGGTAACACCGCTGGTATTTCGGGTGCTATCACAACCGCCAACGCAATCCAAATCTTTGACAACATCTACAATCGCATCCCGCAAGCCATCTTGACCCGCAACGATTTGGTTATCTTCTGCGGATGGGACACTTTCCGCACCTTGATTGGAGCGTTCAAATCCAACACAGGTGTCATGTACAACCAAGTTGACCTGCAAGGTTTGGCCGATGGCGACATCATCTACCCTGGTACCAATGTCCGCATCGTTGCAGTCCCAGGCTTGCTTGGCTACAACCGCTTGGTTTGTTCCTACCTCGGTAACTTCTTCTACGGCACTGACTTACTCTCCGACGAAGAGCGTTTTGAGCTGTTTTGGTCGCGCGATAACGACGAAGTACGCTTTCAGTGTGCCCTAAAAGTTGGAGTGAACGTGGCCTATCCAGACCTCGTTGTTGACTGGAGATTGGCCTAAGTGTAAGGGGGGCGGGCAACTGCCCCCCGATTTTTAGTATAACATAACCCTCTAAAAATACACTATGTCTTGCTCCCTAACTACGGGCTACGCCCTCGGATGCCGTGATTCAGTCGGCGGCATCAAAACTATCTTTGTCCAAGCCTTCAACCCAACGGGTTCCGTGAACACCAACGGAAGCGGAACGGTCACAGGCTTCACGGGTTTCTCATCGGGATTCTACGAGTACGACTTGACCAAGGCCACTTCGTCCATGACGG